CTATTCTCTGTTCCATATTTAAAGTATTCCTGTGCATGTGTCTCTAATCTTTCCATTACATCGGGTGTAAAGTATTTTTCGGGATTGTTATTAATTGTCTTACCAAATTCAGTTTTACCGTTTGGTAATTTAACTCTTGTAGATGATTTCTCAAATACTCCAAATGCAAGTGCCATGTCTAATAGACCATAGTACCTGTCCAATCCTTTATCGTATGATAATCTAACATCAACCACTCTATTTTCTACAGTCAATCTTGACTTTGCATTTTTACAGTGAATGATATTACCAACGATTTCTGTACCTTCTTTTTCTTTTCTCTTAGAGAGATAGACGATTGAAGAGGCTGCATATTTGAGACCACTTCCACCACCCATTTCTTTTTGAGGGAACATAGAACCAATCACATCATAAGTGTGATTCGTTACAATCATCGGGACTCCAACTCGACCTAGTTTTAACGTCAATACTCTAAATGCACCTTTGGTGATTTGAGCACGAGTCATATCTTTGGTCTCTTTACCTTCTGCAGTGTCTTCGATTTCTTTGGTTGTTGATAACATACCAAGTGAATCTAAACAGAACATCATAGGTGGACGTTTATCCTTTGGGGTCTCTGCATACTTATCCAGTATACTGATTGCTTGATTTCTGAACTCTTGCACTGTAACAACAGGAACAATAACAACTCTTGATGAGTCTATTCCTCTTGATTCAATCATATCTTTCGATATTGCAGATTCAGATTCAAAGTAGATTACGGCTGCATCTTTGTTATCTTCTAGGAATTGTTTTACCATACCTAGTGCAAAGAATGTTTTACCTGTTGCAGATTCACCTGCAATTGCTGTAATCTTGTTTGAGGGAAGTCCACCATATAGTGAACCACTTAATAGTGCATTGAAGATATGAGAACCCGTATCAATAAACGAATCTACATCTCCTGCAGCAACACCATCAGAAACTATATTTGCATATTCGTTTCCCGATGCCTTTACTAAATCTTTTAAAAATGACATAACACTTCTCCTAATGTATACATCTATTATACACATAGGTTAAGGTTTTGTAAATAGGGTTTTTTAGTTTTTTTTGTGGTCTTCTATGCAGTCAAACTTAATATGTTCTTCCATCATAGTTTTGATTTGTTTGATTTGCACTTCCATGAACATGATAAATGTAAATCCAAAAACTATTGAGAGTATGTAAAAGCAGTCTAATGCATCCAAAGTCATCATGATACTTTATCTATTTGTTCTTGGGTCACATATCCAGTCTCCATAACGACCTTTCTGTTATCCATGTGTTGTTGTTCGACTAAGTCTTTATTTTCTCCAGTGTAAGGAACTGCATGACAATCATCAATCATTTTCTGATTAACATTGAGTTCAGCATCATCGTTATGAATATAGATTTCACCAAGGATTCTTCCGAACTTACCCTTATCATGTGAAATAAGAGAAATAGACTCTGCACTTTCTAATAGTTTCTTTAAGTGTTTTTTAGATGCTTTACCAAAGAGTTTTTCTACCTTATCTCTAGTTCTAGATTCTGGCGTATCAATTCCCATCATACGAACTCTTTGTTTTTTGTAAGACATACCAAAACCTAAATCGATGTCTACATCAAGGGTGTCGCCGTCTACTACTTTCACTACTGATACTTTATACTGATACATAGTCATATTTATCCGAAAAAGGAATCTAAGGATGCCACTGGTTCAACATTCCAACCAATTTTGCTGATAACTGCATTTAATGGTTCTATGAATGATTTATCAAACTGTTTGTCGTAATCAATATAATTCTGTAAGTCAAACTCTTTTGGTAGAACATTTGAGTATGATATTACATTCTCATTCATCTTGTTGGGTAGTTTGAGATAGGTAAAGAGAATTTTGTTTCCACTTCGGATGTTCTCGTATCGTTTATCTATGTTTAGTTTCTTAAGTTGGTGGTTGTAAAGTAAAGCACCTCTTACGTGTATGGGTGTTCCCTTAGAGTAAATAGATGTTGGGTCTGAATATTGTTCAAGGTTATTACAACCTCTCGGTGAACTCATCTTCTCAACTGGAAGGTTTCTAAAATCCTTTCGTGCAGTCTCTACGAAATCCCATAGTTCTTGTTCAGTTCCATTCATAACAACTTTGAATGCATCTGTAAGTCTGCCTCTGACCCATTCGGGTGTAGATGATTTTGCAGTTTCAATACCCATCATTTTCAATTTAGGTTCTTCAAACCTAACACCTTCAGAGTCAAATACATTTAGAATGTATCTTTTCTTTGCAGTCCAAATACCTCTATCTGCAATTACCTCACGTCCCATTTCCATCTTCTGTTGGAATGCATTAGTATAATCTGCAAGTTCATCATACCCTTTGGATAATATGCCCTCTACTTTCTCCCTTCCTATAGTGTCAAGAAAGTTGATAATTTTGTCCTTATCCGTATTTTCGGGAAACACTTGTGACACTAGTTTATCAAAAGTAATGTAAACTGAGTCGGTATCCATTGCAATTACATAATCTTCGTCTTCTGTTTTAAGGACATTGTTCATCCAATTGTTTATTGTTTTCTCTGCAACCTTAATAACTAACTGACCCGACATGGTAATTGCTTCTGCAAGGTTTGGGTCAAAGAATGCAAAGTATTGATTTGCAAGAGCCCCATATGCAGAGTTAAGTGCAATCTTTCTTACCTGTTGATTATTGTATGCACGTTTGATGAGACTCTCTAATTCTTTTTTTCGTTTAGGTTCTTTACATGATTCCTTTTCAATCTGATACTCAATCATCTTCTTCTTCCACATCTTACGTTCATCATAAAATGTTTCCATGAGTTCGGGAAGGAATCCTTGTTTGTCACGTTTGAACATTACTCCATTAGGTGCAACTGTTCTGTTGGACTTCTTAAGTTGGGATAAGTCTGATTCACCATCAAGCATATTCTGAATGGTTACATCCATTCTCTGACCACCTTTGATTATTGTCTCGGGTGATATGTTGAACTGCATGATTAAATGTGGATAGAGTGAGTTTAAGTCAAATGACATTACCCAATCATGTTTCCCTACAATAGGTTCTTTGACATATGCACCGACAATAGAATGTGTCTTGGTTTGTTTTAATTTTTGTGGTGGTGTTTGGATGTTTTGTTTCTTAAGGAAGTTGTATATAATAGTTTCCCAGTATTTTACCATTCCAAAAGTATCAGAGTAATTACACTTGGCATCATATGACATCGTCATAGTCAATTCTAGTAGTCCAAGTTTTTCTTCTAAGTCTTCTACGAGAACAACATCCTGCACATTATATGCAAGGTACTTAGAATAATCATTCTTGTAAAGTCCATGTAGTGAACCATGTTCCGAGTAATCTAGTTTTGCTTTACCCAATTCAACATGGGAAATGTGATTCAATGAATATGATTCTTGATTGACGAAAGTTCTCTTCTGATACAACTCCATGTAATCAATAACATTGATTCCATACAAAGTGTATTTCTGATTCTTCTGATATCCATAGGAAGTGAACTCTCTAAAATCAGACATATTCCAAGGTGATAATCTTTTGTGTTGGTCTTCTCCAAACAATCTATCAATACGATTACAGAGATATGTGATATCAAACGAATCTACATTCCAACCAGTAATGATATCATAGGATGCCTTTCTCCAGTGTTTGATAAACTCTTCTAGTAAGTGTGCCTCGTCTTTACATTCATAGTAAACAACATTGCTAGGACATTCATCCCAACGACCAATACCAAATGTATGTGCATTGTGTCTGAATGGTTTGATTGTTATTGCATTGACCTTTTCTTGTGCAATGGTTGGTTCGGGAAATCCATTTTCTGATTCACACTCAATGTCAAGTGTTGCAATTTTTACTTTGGTATAATCCCATTCAACTTCTGTTGGCCACTTGTCTGCAATATAGGTGTAGATGTATCTGTCATACCCATGGATATCAAATCCTTGTGTTCCTGCATACTGTTCTCTAAACTTTCTTGCACCACCCATTGAGTTAAGTTCGACAACTTCAAGTGGTCTACCGTCTAAAGACCTGTAAGCAGTATCCCCTTTCTTAGATTGGACAAAGTGTTTAGGTCTGTAAGATACAGATAGTTTTTGTTTTTTGTTTCCTTGATATCCAGTGACTAGAATTTTGTCACGGGTTCTGCAGACATTAGTGTAGAAATCCATGTAGTAATTATACTATACGGATACTATTCTGTCAATGTAGTTTGGGGTTTTTGATTTAAAATACTTTGGACTGCATCGTACTTTTCTTTTGCAGTTGCATATTTTTCTACTTGAGTATCAAGTGCTTCTGCAACATCGGGATGTTCTCCGATACCTGCAGGATTGTTTTGATAAACTTTGATGTTTGCCATTGCAATATCCATTTGACCTTGATATTGTGATTGTAATGCTTTTAATAATGTTTCTCTACTCATAATGTTGCTGCTGGTGTTGGGGTTTCTATAGGTGTATGTGTGATACCTCTTGTTCCTAGTTCTGTTTTTATTGTATTATATGCAGATACTAAATCTGAATCTGATGAGATATCGATATCATCACATCTGTTTAAAAAATGTTGTAGTTGTAAATTTACATAATCCAAGTCTTCAGTCTCATCTATTAGAGCAAGAAAGTTAGTTCTATTTTCTGATAAAAAATCTA